TTGTAATTCATCTACTAACTTCTCAAGCTCCTCTAACGCCAAAACTTGCTTGTCGCTAGTGGGGGCGTTTTCGTGGTAGTAAAGTTGCTCGTTGATTTCTTCGGTGAGCCGTCTAATTTCTTTGTATTGCATAGTTTTAGTTTTTAATAGTTAAATTATATTTTTTAATTAAATCTTTTATCATTTCCTCTCCTTTTTTTAGACCATATTCAATTTTTTCAAAAGCTTTTTTGTCTGGTAAAACCCTAATAACAATTATATTTTTCTCAAAATTAGGATTATAGGCTACAAAGTCCCACCATTTTCTACCAGACAAGAATAAAGTCATTTGAATTTGCCACAAGTATTTACTTTCTATTTTACCAGTTAAAATCAATTTAAAGTGATTGACATTGTTAAGGCATTTAATCTCGATACCTCCGTCTTCACCAATAAATCCATCAGGGGAAAAACCAACATATTTTCCGCACTCAGCAAATCCGATTTGCTCAACATTAACATTATTCTCAAATTCATAAACATCTCTGGCTTGTTGCTCTAATTCATTGCCCCGCTCTATGTCTTCATTTGAGAAATTTTCCGTTTTAAAAGTTGAATAGTGTTCAGCCATTAGAGAATAAATATAAGTTTCTAGCCCCTTCCCTGCTGTTGCGATTGCTTGGGCGTGTGAGGCTGTCATTCTTAAGGAACGGATGGCAAACCATTCAGGGGAGCATTGCTCAAAATTATGCAGTTTCATTGGCTTGTCTTAATTCTTTACCTCTTGAGATTATTAATTCCTCGATTTCTTTGCCTTTGCCTTTGTTTTTTTTGTAGAACTCTTGGACTTCTTCCAATGACATCTTTTTGAGCTGTTCTTTGATTGCGTTTAAATCGATTTCTTCACCGAGGGGTAAATCTTCTTTGGCGTATATGTTAAGTCCTAAACCAAATACCGCTATATTTTTGACTAAACATCGCATTATTGTTTTGTTAACGTGAAACATATTGATAGCTTCACAAGTCTTTTCTCCGTATTTAGTCGTGTATTTGTATGAGGTAGCTTTCATTGGTTTATTTGCTCCATCCAAAACTGGCAAAAACATTTCTCTAGTTATTCCTTCGATAGTCATTGAAGTAAAAACCATCGCACCGCTTTCGTCCATAAAGTAAGGTTTGCCTTCTTCTCCGAACTTCTTTATTTCATAAGTAGCTTCTGGGAAGTTTTTTAAAAGCTCTCCGAAAGCCTTGCTCCAAGTGAGATAGGTTAGACCGTTTTTCTTCTCGGTCATTCCTTTAACATCTATCTTGGATAATTTTTTATAGTGTTCCATTTTAGAAAGGTGAATTATTATTTTGGTTGTTGATTAGGTTGATTATCTTGTTGGAAAATCTTTATAGTTTGCCCTGGCATATGATACAACTCCCCGACTTGGAATTGACCACCTTTGCCGTCATCAATAGTGGTTAGTTCCCCGATTGTCTTGTAAACATTCTTATTTTGACCGTCCTTGTCTTGGTAGGTTCTAACTACTACACACAAATTCTCTTTTTTAACTACATTCATCTTATTTATACTTAATTATTACTAATACATAGGTTATCACTAGTCCCACAAATACTACTAGTGGCGGGGTTATTAAATTATCCATAATATTTCAAAAATAAAGTTTTAATTTTTCTTCCTGTTGTTTCGGAAGTTAGGTAGCTCTCCTTTTTATTTAAAATAGCAAGGATTTGAGCCCCTGATAGTAAGTTCACATCGACCTGCTTATGAACTTTTTTTAATTTAGCGAACTCTTTTCGGTATCTGATTTTGTCTAACATATTTGTGTTTAATTATTACTTATTTAGTGTATCATCTTGGCGGAAATTGTCAAGTCTTTTTTGTGCTTCTTCTTGTTTCCCTGAGTAAAAAGCACTGATTATAAGGCTCTCAAATTTTTCATAGTCTGCCCCCTCCTCGTGGACTACTTTCCAATATTCATCTATAATTTTTTCTAACATTTGTTTAGTCTTAAGTCTTCGCATTGTTGCTCGTGCATTTCATCGACCTGGGTATTAAAATGCGTCCTATTTTCTCGCTTTTCTTGAGCGTCTAAAACCTTGATTTGCTCCTTTACTTGTGCTAATATACTACCAAACATACTTCTATGTTTTGCGTCTAGCACTCCGTCAAGTTTTTCCTCGCACATTTCTTTGATTAGATTTAGTTGTTGTGAGTTCATTTTATTTAATTAAATTATTACAAGCCCCTCCCTTTTAATAAATCTTTTTTATGTATCTTTATGTGTTCTGCTCTGTCAACTAATATCAAGTTTCCTAAAGAATTATCTGTTTTTATTCCATTTAAGTGGTGAACTATTTCCGTGGGCTTTAATTCCCTGCCTAAAGCCTCTTCTAATATTAACCTATGCTCCCTTTTCTTTTTCCCACTTGTCTCGACAATGTTTTCTATTATTATGTAGCCCTCTTTGTTTATTGTTTTTCCTCCTTTCCAGCAGGGGTGATTTTTTCCTCTCATTTCTACTCTAATTTTTCCCTTGCTTGGGTGTTTCTTGCCGAACATTGGATTTCCTTCCCCTTTGTATTTTTCTGACATTGCTTTTTTTCTGCTTTCTGTCCATTCTGCTACATAGCCCCTTTTTTTAACACTTTCCTCAAAACAACTACTTGAACAAAATTTCCTGTATTTTTTACTTGGCAATACTTTAAAAGTTTTACTGCAAAAATTACAAGTTAATTCTAACCTTTTTTTTATTTTCCCCTTATTCATACACTCATATGAGCAGTATTTCCCTTTTGAATTGTGCAAAGGTTCGAACTCTTTACCGCAAATTAAGCATTTTTTCATTGTATTTTTTAATTGTTATATAATGATTATAGCACTTAATTTGAAATAGTCAATAGTTTATCAAGCGACATTATTTATTCCAACAAGTTTTACTAGCTCCCCACTTACCCCATTTAGATTTAACCCCTTGTTTGTTAGTATAGTTATAATCTTTAATCATTTTCTCAATACTACAACTCAATGAATAAGCACACTCATCACTGATATGTCCATTCCATTTCCTTGAATATTGGGCGAAACCTCTGTCATAGCTTTCGTTGATTGGATTAATAGAATAGTTTTTATAATCACCATCAACAATCTCGTGAACCCTTAAAGAACTTTCACATTTTAAAACTTTAACAAGCTCATCGCATTTATTAAATCCTTGTTTTTCGCATAAACTAAACGCCTCTTGCTCTACTGGCTTTAATTCCTCGGAGGAAGAAGGAGATACAAACTCCTCCTTCCATCGGGGCATATCATCAGAGGAAGCCGGAACTGCCTCAGCGACCTCTTTAATCTCTTCTGTATTTGCCTCTTCTAATTGCTTGTTATTTGCCCCGTCAGTCGTTTCTAGCTCGAAAGTGGGCTCATATATCCATTCTGGGATATAATACTCCTCTAAGCCGAATTTACGCTCAATTACATCTAATCCCGGTTTGATTTCTTCTTTCCAATCTTTAAACTCTGCAAAAGCAAAATTATAAATTAGAAAGTTAGCGTAGATTAGAGTGAAATATAGGATTATTTTTTTTTCTGTTTTTTTTGTCATAATATTGATTAATTATATGCTAATTGCCGAGTTCGTTTGTAACGCAACTACTGGCTTCTTAGCTTGTGATATAAGTATAACAGATTGACGGAAATTGTCAAGTCTTTGTTCAAAATCGACAAGGAGATGGCTTATCTAAGCGATATTCTCTTGACTCGAAACTCACTTTGTGCTAAACTTATAGGGAGGAAGATATAAAAATAGTAGTGTTCTTTGTCAGCTTGGTTGTGTCGAGCAATCGACAGCCTACCTTCAAGTTAGGTTTCCGAGCAGTCGAGCTGACAAAAAACATTATCTATACAAGCAACATCTAAAATGCGGAAATGCTGATGGCGTAAGACTTGTAGTTCATAAACGAAAGTTTTGTGGGTATCCACTAGTTGGTAACCAGACCACAAATCTTCAAGCAAAACTCGTTCCAAATTAAGACTGCGAGTATAAAAGAGTTTAAAGGCGATATTGCAATAGGTGTGCCTCAATATCAAGGAACAACTTTTAAACAAGCGACCGCAAATTCTCAAGAAACCTCAAAAGGACCGCAGAGAAACCTACAAAAGACTTGAAGAAAAATCCACAAAATTAGTACAAAAAACTTGAAAAATGTTCATTGGTGTCTCTATATTCCTAAAAGTCCCGCAGAAGGCTCAAACAATTTTTATATATTGAGGTTAAAGTTAAAAAAGATTCTGGCAAAAAAAATATTCATCGAAACAATACAGGAGGGGAATAAAAGAAAAGATAAACTTGGACAAATAACTTTATGGAGGTAAAAAGATTTGAAGTAGAATACTTTGACGACAACACAAAAGAATTCTGGTTTGACCGCCAATACTCCGCTAAGATCGGCAACATAACTATTAGTTCAGAAGACGAACAAGAACTTAGAGATTTTATAGAGCAATTAGAGATTAAAATATACCTATGACAGCAGGGCGACCATTAAAATTTAAATCAGCAGAAGAACTTCAAAAACTAATTGATGAATATTTCGACAACGAATGCAAGACAGTAGTTATTAAAGACGAGGAAGGAAAAGCAGTGGTTGACAAAAGGGGACGACCAATTTTTGAAATAAACCCTCCAACAGTCTCAGGGTTGGCAAGATACTTAGGTTTTGAGAGCAGACAATCTATGTATGACTATAAAGAAAGAGATAAATTTTCTTACACAATAAAAGAAACAACACTAAGAATTGAGGAATTTGCAGAGAAACAATTATTTGTTGGAAACCCAACTGGAGCTATTTTTTGGTTAAAAAATAAAGGATGGAAAGATAAAACAGAATCAGATATAACTAGCGGTGGTGATAAAATAAACGTAGGCATAATAAACTATGGAGATAACAATACCAAATAATTTTACTCCTAGAGAATATCAAATACCAATTTTTAAGGCGTTTGATAACGGTAAAAAAAGAATTATCCAAGTTTGGCACCGAAGAGCAGGGAAAGAAAAGACTGATATAAATATAGTAGCAAGAGAGCTATTTAGAAAGGTTGGAGCATATTATTATGTTTTTCCAACATATAACCAAGGAAAAAAGATTTTGTGGAACGGGGCTGACAAAGATGGAATGAGATTCTTAGACCATTTCCCAGAAGAGCTAAGGAATAGGACAGTCGGGAATGAGATGTTTATAGAATTTAAAAACGGCAGTACATTTCAAGTTATAGGTTCTGATAACATTGATTCTATAGTTGGAACTAATCCAAGAGGGGTAGTATTCTCTGAATATAGTTTACAAGACCCAAAAGCTTGGGATTACGTTAGACCAATATTAGCTGAGAACGAAGGCTGGGCGATTTTTAATTTTACACCAAGAGGAGAGAACCACGCAAAAGATTTACTAGACTATGCTTTATCAGATAAAGAAAATTGGTTTGTTTCTAATTTAACAGTAGACGACACTAAAGCAATATCTAAAAAAATATTAGAACAAGAAAGAAGAGAAATAAAAGCTAAAAACGGAGACGACAGTATATATCAACAAGAATACTACAATAGTTTCTCAGCTTCATTACAGGGAAGTTATTATGGAAAGATTATAGAGAAGATGGAAGGCAACGGAAAGATAACTCAAGTACCTTATGAAGAGAATTTATTAGTTGATACCTGGTGGGATTTAGGGATAAACGACTCAATGGCTGTAGGTTTCTTCCAGAAGCACGGATTACAATGGAGACTAATTGATTATATAGAAGGAAGTGGAGAGGGCTTACGATACTACAGAGACTTATTAGAAGAGAAAGGGTATTCTTATGGAAAGCATTATGCACCTCACGATATAGTAGTTAAAGAATTAGGAACAGGCAAATCAAGACTTGAAACAGCGAAAGATTTAGGACTGAAATTTGAAATAATACAAGAAAAAGATAAAATTAAATCAGCAGTTCCGAATATACCAATACAAGATGGTATTCAAGCATTGAGAGGAAGGCTACCAAGTCTATTGATTGATGAAAATAATTGTTCAAGAGTTATAAAGTCTTTAAAAAATTATCATAAAGACTACGACGAAGTTAATAAAGTTTACAGAAACAACCCTAAGCACGATTGGAGTTCTCATTGTGCTGATATGATGAGGTATTGGGCAGTGACAGGAGAAATAAAACCAGTTGAAAGACCACAATACAAATTTAAAATAAATAACTATGGCTAAAAGCGAAATAGAACAATTTATAGCAGATAACGAGAATATGGATGTAGAAGTTTCTCCCGGAGTTTCTTACAGTTTGAGAGATATTATCAACAACAACTATAGATTGTTCAATGCTCAATTTCAATCAGGTGAGTATGAAGAAAACGGGTTCAAAAGAATCTTTATGCGTAAGATGTGGGTGGTATACAGAACTTTAATACAGGGTTCTGATTTAGATCTTAAAAACTTAAATGTTCGTTCAACTAACGGCATTAAACAAAGACTAACTGGGTTAATGAGACAAATGTTTGTCTCTCATCTATCTAGA